TTGTGGCGGTTGGCTGGTGTCTCGGCCCGCGTATCATCGCTGTGGAAATAGTCGCCGCCTATCAGCAGGACGGCCTGCTGGGCCGCTGGCGTCATGGCCAACACCTTAGCGAAGGCGTGCCGCATGTCTTTGGCCGCATGGGCCAGATCATAATCCTGCGCGCCCGTTTCGCGTCCCCAAGCCATCATGCCAACGTGGGCGTCCATGAGCGGATATACGGCGCACAGATCGGCCATGACGTTTTCTGGGGCCACCACAGGCTCGGCAGGCACCATGCCCTCCAGCGCCTCTCTTATTCGCACTGCGACGGCCTCTGGAGCCTCGCCATCGGGGCGCAGCATCACGGAATAACCCGGCTCATCGTCTTTGGCCGGAACCTTCACCCATGCCAGCGACGGCACCAGATTGGTCCCAACGGCTGCCATGCTGTCGGCGATGGCTGGATCTACCCGGTAATCTTCCCGGACATCCGACGTGAACCCGGCGCGGTTCAACATCCTCTGCATGTCGCGCCGATTTATGCCAATCTCACGCGCAGCCTCAGCCACGTTGCCCGTGCGCTTAAACGCCGCGACGGCCTCTTGCTGTCTAGGTGTCATGGCCGCAGCCCGCGTCAACCAAGCGGATCAGATGCGCGCCCGTGATAACCGAAAGATCCCCACCATCGTGCGCCAATGCCGCCGCATGTTCCGTCCGCGCCGCTTCGGTCCCGGCGCAGATCGCATCAGTGCTTACCGCGCTCGCGCAGCCAGTCCCTAAGCACAGCGGGATCATCATCAGTGCTGACCTCGTCCATGCGCTTTCGCGTTTCGACATAGCCTTCAAGCTCCTCTTGCTTGGCGTCAGCCTGGGCCGACTTTCTGCCGCCAAACCAGCTTGCTGCCAGCGCGGCCACGACGAGGCCAAGCCCCATCGCCCACAGCTTCAGGCGAGCGAAGATCACCTGATCCCCTCCGACCACTTCTTGATGCGCTCACGCATGATCCACAAAGCCGCCAGCACGACGACACCCACGAACATCAGGGCGACGATCTGAGCCGCTCCATCCAGCGCGCCCACAGCAGCAATGCCAGCGCCAGCGCCGGATGCGATCTGCACGGCGGATGCCTGCATGGTGGTCGATTGAGCCACATTGGTGCGGCCTTCGAACTCACCGCCGACCGGGGTCAGGAATAGCTTGCGCTCGGCCTCACGGCGTCGTGTCAGGCCCTTTAGCACCTTGCCGCCTGCTTTGTTCCACAGGAGGAGCGCGCTGGCCGCCTTTGCCTTGTCGCCCTCATTGAAGTGACGCAGGGCGGATGATTTGCGGAACGCACCTGGCCCGATGTTATAGGCCAGAGAAACGAAGGCCCCGAACTCGTTTTCATTGATCGGGGCGGTGATGTCTTTTTCGATCTGCGCGGCGAACTTTTCCAAGGCACCGTGCAGGTAGGCCTCGGCATCGCTGCGCGTGATCGTCATGCCTTCTTTTGGCGTGATGCCGACGCCCGCGTTGGCGGTCGTGCCATAGCCAATCGTCCAGATGCCAGCCGGGCATTTGTAGGCCTTCGCGCTGAAGCCCTCAAACTCTTTGACCAGATCGACGGTTGCTCGGTTGATCTTCATTTGCGAAGGCTCTCCTCGATCTTGTCCAGTTTGTCGAACACCTTCTGGATCAGCGTTTGCAGGTTCTTCATTTCGAGATCATGCGCTTTGGTGGTTGCCGCAGCTTGGGCTTTCAACACTTCGATATCGGTTGAGTGGCTCTGCTGCTTAAGGTGCATAAGCCATACAAAGGCAGCCACAGGAGCCACGATCCACTTCATGATAGATTCGAGAACGTCCATCGGTGGCCTCACTTAATGTCGTCGATGATTTCGACAGCGATGTAGCTGTCATTCGGGAATGTCTCGACGCTGGCGTCGGCATAGGTGACTTGAAATTCAGCCTGATATGACCCGACCGTGTTGGTGTCGGCGGCGATCCAAGAGTATCTAACTGTGCCAGCGGCTGCGTTGACCACCGTTGCCGCCGCGTCCACTTTTGTTTGCGTGCCGCCGAGGGTCCGCATGTGAAAGCGAACCGTCGCGCCGACGAGGCTCACAGCCACGCCGTCAGCGTCTTGCAGGGTTGCCAACATGGCTGGGCTGGTGTCGTTCTGTTTGACGTAAAATGACATCAAGCGGCCTCGTTGGGTTGGGTCACGACGACGTGGTTTGGTGTGTTCGCGGCAACAATACAGGAATTTTCCCCAGTCGTCACGACCTCTGCCGCGTTTGGCCCGTATTTGGCGATGGTGGCCGTGTTGGAGCCGTCCATAAAGACCGCGACATTGTTCGACGGGTCAGCGACATGCACCTGCCGGGCGCGGCTTGCGTTGATGAAGATGCTGCCGACAACCGGGTTGCCCGTCAAAATATTGACACCCGTCAACGCGACGCTGATGACGCAAACGGCAGATCCGACGGTGGGTTGGCCCGTTGTGATGCTGGTGGCGACCATCGCGTGCGCCTGGGCGATGCTGGATGCGCCAACCGTTGGCTGCCCGGTGGTGATGCCGTTGGCCGTCAGGTTGGCGTTGATCTGCGCGCTGGCGGCCTGCACGGTCGGCGGCGCGGTCGTGATGTTGGCCGCCGTGATGACGTGGGCCTGAGTGATGGCCGAAGCGCCGACAGTGGGCTGCCCGGTCGTGATGCCATTTGGCAGGATCTGGTGATCTTGTGCCAGATTGGATGCGCCGACAGTCGGGATACCTGCCGTGATCGGGTCCGCGTTGAACGTTTCGTCTTCCGACATCGTGATGCCGGGGATAGTCGGTGCGCCTGTCGTGATGCCGTTGGCGGCCAGATCGTGTGCCTGCGTGATCGCCGTGCTGCCGATAGTCGGCTGGCCCGTGGTAATGCTGTCGGCGAAGATAGCGGTGGTCTCAAGAACCGTTCCCGTTCCGACGACAGGCTGCCCCGTAGTGATGCCGTTGGCCGCGAGATCGTGATCCTGGGCGATGCTGGACGCACCAACGGTCGGCTGGCCCGTCGTGATGGCCGCCAGGCTGAGATCATGCGCCTGCGTGATCGCGCTGCTGCCAACGGTGGGGTGCCCGGTGGTGATCGGATCTGCCGAGAACGATTCATCCTCGACCATCGTGATCGCGCCGATGGTCGGTTGGCCTGTCGTGATTGCCGTGAGGCTAAGATCGTGGCCTTGGGCGATGGCAGACACGCCGACGACAGGCTGCCCCGTCGTGATAGCCGTCAGAGCCAGCGCGTGGCCTTGGGTGATGGACGATGCGCCAACGGTCGGCTGCCCGGTTGTGATCGCGGCCAGCGTTAGCGCGTGCTTCTGCACTATGGCAGACGAGCCAACCGCCGGCTGGCCCGTCGTGATCCCGTTGGCGGCGAGTTCGTATTCGACTACGCCACTGTCGTCCGCCAGCGGGACGGAAGCGAGAGGGGCGAAGCCCAGCATGATTAGCCAGCCGTCGCGGCGTTACCCGCAGCAATGGCAGCGTCGATGGGAGCCATGTCTTCGTCGGTCCAGAACTCAGCACGGCGCATACCTTCAAGGTGCTGCACGTTGCGCTGGATCACGGTGTCGTCACCCGTGTAGCGGTTAGGGTTAGCGATGGCGTCGTTGATGACCCACACGCTGTCGAGACATGCCGAATAGTGCTTGGCGATCTGTTCAGGGGTCAGTTCTTCGGGGTTCATGGTTTTGCCTCCAATTGGGCCTTCAGGGTTTTCACTTCTGCGGACAGGTCTTTGATGGCCTGCACCAGCACAGGGATCAGCTTGCCGTAGCCTGCTTCCAGCTTGTCGGGGTTGGCGTCGAACACCAAGCCGGGGATCGTCACACCAGTGTCGGCCTGAGCAGCCTGCAAGTCCTGAGCGATGAAGCCAGTATCAGCCTCGCCAACCTTGCCGCCGTCCCGCATGTTCCAAGTGAACGACACAGGGTTCAGGGTTTCAACAAACTCAAGGCCAGCGTTCAGGGGCTGGATGTCCGTCTTGTCCCGTGCGTCAGACAGCGACGTGATCGTGGTGACTTGGCAGCGCAGGGTGGCAATCGACGAGTTCCCCAGCGTGATCTCGTTGGAGACTGTGGCGGAGGTGGCTGCAGCGCCGTTACCAAGAAGTGTATTGTTGGCACCTGTCGTCAGGGTGCTACCTGCGGTATTTCCTACGGCTGTGTTGTTCGTGCCGCTTGTGATCGCGTTCAACGCGGTAATGCCAATCGCCACGTTGTTTCCACTGGCAGCGGTTGCAACACCAACACCCATCGCGTTCTGACCGATAGCTACGTTTGTCCCGCCTGTGGTTGCTGCATCAAGAGCACCATTGCCGATGGCTACGTTGTTGGAACCTGTGGTTAGGTCAGCCCCAGCTAGATAGCCTCCGAGGAAGTTGTGGGAACCAGAACTTAGGTCAAAACCAGCGTCAACGCCAAGGCCAACGTTGTAAGACCCAGTTAGTTTTGATACCGCGCTCCCTAGCAGGCTTCTGTGGCCTATTGCGGTGTTGTAGGTTCCTGAAGTGTTGTTGTTAACAGCGCCATAACCGACAGCGGTCGTGCCAGATGCGGTCGTGCCTTGCGTATATGCAAGGGAACCCACAATCGTGGTTTGATTTCCTGTGGTATGGGCGATCCCAGCGTTTCTTCCAATGAACGTGTTATCAGCGCCAGTGTTGGCATTACCAGCAAGGTTGCCAAGCGAGGTCTCAAACGGTGATGCGCTATCAGTTTGACCTATCAGGGAAGCACCAGCCGCCTGAGAAACCCAAGTGGTCCCGTTGGAGGTCAGCACGTTGCCGTTTGTTCCCGGTGCCACAGTCTGGAAGGACGATGCCCCGTTGCCAAGCAAAACATTGTTTGCCGTGAAGGTAGACGCCCCCGTTCCACCGTCAGCAACAGCA